CAACATTTTATTTTGAATTATCAGATATTTCTATATATTAAATAATTAAGGTCATTTTTCTCATTTTCATCAAAATTCATCTACGACACTAAAGATGTCGTAGAATTCTTTTGAGATTCATTTTAAATGTGTTGGATTATATAATAAAACAACAGAAGAATTTATAAATTCTTCTAAAAAAATTCATGGTGATAAATATGATTATTCTTTAGTAGAATATAAAAATATTAAAACAGATATTAAAATAATATGTCCAAAACATGGATTATTTGAACAAAATCCTCAAACACATTTATTATTAAAAATAGGTTGTTCAAAATGTTCCGGAAAATGTAAAAAAACAAATGATGAATTTATAGAAAAAGCTAAAATTATACATAATAATAAATATGATTATTCAACAATAGATTATATTTCAGCCCATAAAAAGATTATAATAATATGTAATGAACACGGTGAATTCAAACAAACACCAAATAGTCATTTAAAAGGAATTGGTTGTCCAAAATGTCATTCTAGTAAAGGAGAACTGAAAATATTACAAATATTGAAAGAAAATAATATTAAATTTGAAGAACAAAAAACATTCATCGGATGTAAAAATAAAAAAAAATTGAAATTTGATTTCTATTTATTGGATTACAATATATGTATTGAATATGATGGAGAACAACATTTTCAAAAATGTTGGTTTGATAAAAATGATACAAATTTATTTATTAGACAAAAAAGAGATTTAATAAAAACAACATTTTGTCAACAAAATGATATATATCTAATAAGAATAACATATAAAGATAATATAGAGGAAAAATTACAATGGATAATGAATCATTTGAAACACCAAAAATTAATTTAGATATTAATTATATTACAAATATTGTACAAAATGTCTTAAATAAAGTTCATTCAAATCCTCAAAAAAGGATTCTAAAAATAAGACCCAACGAACAAAATCCAAAGGAAATTTCAATGGCTTGTCCAGTGTGTGGCGATAGTCATGATAAAATGAATATTAAGCGTTCACACATTTATCTTCGTAATATGTATGTGAAATGTTATAATGAAGATTCGTGTAGTATGTTTTTTACAAAATGGTGTGAACATTTTGATATTAAATTAGATCCAGAAAAGAAACTTCAAATTTATGATTACATAAGTCAAAATATTTCTTTTTCATCAAAAGAAGATTTTGCAATCGAAAATTTAGATAAACTTTTAGATGCAAAAGAATATATGGATTTTCTAAATACTAAAAAAGGTAGTTTTCTAACAAACGTATCACAAATTAAAAAGGGAACATTAGTTTATGATTATTTAATTAATCGAAAAATAACAAATTTTAATAATATTCTCACTGGTTTATTTCATGTCACGGATCGATGGAAAGAAACCGTAATTATAATTCTTAATCGTAGAGGAAATAATCTACTTGGTTTTCAAATAAGGAATTTAAAGGATGATTCGGTAAAAAGAGTTTACAAAGAACACGAATTTGAATATCTTTATAATTATATTCATCCAGATAATAAATTAGATGAATTAGAAGCAATTTCATATAATAAATTATCACATTTGTTTAATATATTAAATGTAGATTTTAATATACCAGTAAATGTATTTGAGGGATATTTAGATTCTGTGTTTTTTCCCAATTCAATTAGTTTAATAGGTATAAACACAAAAACAGATATTATTGATAACGAAAATATAGATTTAAGATTTGTATTTGATAATGATGATCCCGGTATTCGTAAAGCTAAAAAAATGTTGGAACAAGGTAGATGTGTTTTCTTATGGAGAAAATTATTTGACGATATAGATAAGGGTGATTACAGATATAGAGAAGTATTAGAAAATACAAAGGATATGAATAAATTAGTTCAACTTCTTGATAATCCAAATATTTATTATGATTTGAATTTGGAAAAATATTTTTCTAGAGATAAATTTGATATGATATATGTAAAAGATAAACCTAAAAAGAAAAAAACAAATGAAAATACCAATAGTTTTGATTTGTTAAACTTTGACATCACGAAATAATATAAATTATATGAAAAAAATATCTGAAGATGAATTTTTAAAAAAGTGTATAGAACTTCTTGATTATTTTGATGTTGATTATAAAGGTGATTACATTGAATTATCAGATGGTGGAAATTCGTGTATAGCGAATCCAAAAAGTCAATTTGCAGAATTATTTGGTGGATATAGTATAAATTCTATTGCTCGATATGTAGCTAAAAAATTAAATAAAAAAACAAAATGGATGGATTGATTGAAAAATCAGTTAATGATTGGTTACTACTTCAATTCGAAATGACAGAAAAACAAATTGAAATGAATAGAATTTTACTTACGAATAAATTGAAAAATGTTACAAAAAAATATGATATTATAAAATATTGTATCAATAAAAATCAAATTATCCTATTTGATGAAAAATTAAAACCAATTACATTTAATTTGAATGTTCATCCAACTATCCATTATCAAAAATAAAATTATAAAATGGCGAAGAATGATATTATAAAATTTGAAATGAATCAATCTAATTTGAGATTTCTTTTAGATAAAATAAAAGATTTAACAAAGATTGATAAAAGAGTAATTCTTAAATTTGAGAAAGATAATCTTATCCTTTTATCATTCGTTGGTGAAAGTTTCAAAAATATTTACGCATTCAAGAATTATGTATTTGAAAATGGTGATGTAATTGATTTGTTATCTGAAGTTGAAAGTCCAGTTGTTTTTATAGCAAAAGATGGTAAGAAACTATGGAATTATTTAAATAATTTCTCTGATTATGACAGAATTTCTTGTGAAATGATGTTTAATGAAGAATTCTTCGCGAATTATCTTAAAATAAATAGTGAACAATTAGAAGTTAGAATTATAAGTGGTGATCCTATTTTAATCGGAAAAGAAATCAATTTAGATGATATAAACAAATTGATGAATACCGATAATTCTTTATTCACATTCAAATTATCAAGTATTGAATATGACAAAATCAAAAGAATGACAACTATTGATGTCAAGGAAAATGATATTATCCAAATTATTATTGAATCAAATATTTTATATGTGGGTGAAAACAAATGGAAGATTAAAATTTGTGACATCGAACACGAAAATGAAACTTTTACATTCCCAAAAAGATATTTCAATACAATTACAACTTCCAGTCATATAGATGTTTATGTGTTTGATACATTCATTCTAAATAAGTTTGACGATTATAATTTATTAATCGTATTGGAAACAAGTATTTAATTTTTTTTGTTTTCGAAAAGATTGTATCTTTGTATTGTCAAATTAAAATTGAAAAAAAAGATATTATCAAGAATGTTAAGTGTTTCTGTTGCTTTTCTTGTTTTTGGAATAATTGATAACGGTATAATGGTAATGGCTGGTAGTACAATTGACCATTTTTTCGGAACAATATTTTCATTAAGTACTATGGCATCTGCTGGGTTGGGAAACACATTATCTGATGTGATTGGTATAATTATGGGGAGATATACAGAAAAAACAATTCATAGAATCTTACCCCATAATGGTGAAAGTTTATCATCCTTACAAACAGTAACAGCTGAATCAATTGGTATTTTTTGCGGATGTATAATTGGAATGTCACCTTTATTATTTTTATAAAATTTATATTCAAAATGAGATACGCAAAACCCATAAATCTTATAATGAAGAAATCCTTTAAGAAATCTTATTCGGCTTCTGTTTTAACACAAATGGCTGAAAAGAAAGGATTAATTGATCCGGAAGTTTACAGAAAAGATAGTAAATGGTATTTGGAAAGTGACACTCTGAATTATGAGAACATTTTTCTTGGGTGTAATAGTCATATGGCACATATACGAATCGAAAATATTAATTTATAGATATGAAAATTATAAAAATGGGTAATACCAAAGAAAAGGAATACTTTAAAACATGTCCCTATTGTGATACGGATTTTTCCTATAATGATTCTGATGTGAATTCAGATTTCAGGGATGGTGATTATGTTAAATGTCCAGTTTGTGGAAAATTTTTATTTCATGGTTTACATCAAAATGTTAATCGTGCAACAGATTGTTAAATTATGTATAATTCTTTTTTGGATGATATATTTTAATATATATCCTAAAAAGAAAATTTATGCCATATAAAAGAAGAATTACTGGAATTTATAAAATACAAAATCTTGTTAACAACAAAGTTTATATTGGAAGTGCCAAATCGATTTTATCTCGATTTTCTGTCCATAAAAGAACACTGAAAAATAATTGTCATTTTAATAAACATTTACAATCATCGTATAACATTCATGGAATCAACAATTTTGTTTTTGAAATTATTGAAGAAATTGATATAAATAATAAAGAATTAATCCAAGAAAGAGAAGAATTTTATATTAGTTATTATAAATCAAATGATAAAAATTTTGGTTATAATTGTAGGATAAAATGTAATACAAATTTAGGAAGGAAACTATCACCTGAACATATTGAAAAATTGAAAATTTCACATTTAGGAATAAAAAGGACAAAAGAATGCAATGAAAAAATAAGGAAGTCACAATATAAACCAGTTTATAAATTAAATATAAATAAAGAAATTATAACAAGATATGAATCTTTAAAAGAAGCTGCCGAAAAAAGTGACGTACACGAACAATCAATATCAGCTTGTTGTAGAGGAAAGTTAAATTCAACTGGTGGGTTTTATTGGTGTTTTGTTGATGATTATCCAGTTAAAGAATTTAAAAAAATTAAGAACCAACAAAGAAAAAACAAAAAATATGTATATGAGAATATTGAAACTGGTGAAAAGTATTATAAATTAATAGATATATCCAAAAAATTAAATATTAATAAAGTTAAATTACATTATATGTTTTCCGGGAGATTAAGAAACAAAACAAAATTTATAAAATATGAGTTATAGATTATTCCTTGATGACGAAAGATTTCCAGACCCAAGTTTTGGTGGAGATCAGATGAGTGCTTACGATTTGACAGGTAATAAAAAATATTTCCTTTTAAATTGGATAATTGTTCGTAATTTCGGTGATTTTGTCAAAACCATTGAAGAAAAAGGAATGCCATCTACAATTTCATTTGACCATGATTTAAAAGATGATCATTATTACCATTATAATAAATTTACCGTTCTCACGGGGTGGATTGATTATACTATTGTAGAAGGAACTGGTTTACAAGCAGCTAAATGGTTAACTGAATATATGATGAATAACAAAATTTCTAAATTGCCAGAAATTCTTATTCACACACAAAATAGAGTTGGAGCTAAAAATATTAAAAATGAGTTCGAAAATTTCAAAAAACACATGTTATGACTTTAGAAGAAGCCGTTAAATTTTGTGAAGATTATCTGAAAGAACAAAGTATTAAATATCCACAATTAAAGGGGTGGAAAGTTGTTATCAATAATCGTAAAGGATCATTTGGAACCTGTTGTGAAAGAAAAAAAGAAATCGCTTTATCATCTATCCTCACACCAAATTGTACAGATGATTCCATTTGGAATACCATTACACACGAAACAGCCCATGCAATCGTTGGTGTAAGACATGTACACGATAATGTATGGAGAAGACAACATATATTACTTGGTGGTAATGGTAAAAGAACAAATGGTAATGAAAGTTATAAAATTGATGCGGATATTGTTCATCAAAACATATATAAATTCGTAGCTGTTTGTAAATTTTGTGGTGAAAAACACTATCGTCAAAAGAGATCAACGAAAAAATATTCTTGTAATTGTGGTGGAAAATACTTTAACAAAGAAAGAATATTGGAATTTAAAATTAATCAATAATTTTTTTATTTTAAATTATTCACTATATTTATAAAAATAACTAAAAAATTAATATGAAAGCAAAGAATGTGTTTTATTTATGTCTCATCATAGCGATTTTATTTTTCGCTCTTGGTGGAATGGCTTACGCATATGTATTAGCCATTGGAATTGGAATTGGACTTTATATCGGAAAAATCCTTTTTTGGACTTTCGTGATTGGTCTTTGTGCACTTCTTATTTATTTATTCACTCGTAAATCAACAAAAAAAGATGAATCTGGAACTACAAATTGATTATGACATCAGAAGAGCTATGCTCGATAAAGCTGAAATGAAGCTTGAAGCTTTAAGACAAATCAAAACTTCTATTCAGGTTGAAAAAGCTAAAGAAGGAAAGGATCTATCTGATGAACAGATAATTAAAATTATTCAGAAATTAGTAAGTCAATCTACTGAATCAGCAACTCAATATGCACAAGGTGGTAGAATTGATTTGGTTGATCATGAATTGATTCTTTCTACTGTATACAAACTCTATTTACCTGAACAAATGACAGAAGAACAGATTACAGAAAGAGCTAAACAAATTATTTCTGAAATCGGAGCAACATCTGTTAAAGATATGGGTAAAGTAATGGGTATTGCAAATAAAGAATTCGTTGGAAAAGCTGATAGTAAAATGGTTGGTTCAATAATTAAAAATCTTTTGTCATGATAAGAATGTGGATATACCAGTCAAAAAAAGATAATACTCAAGGATTCACCATCCAAGAAAACATCGAGTTTAAATATCATAAAGATGGTACAAGAAAAAACATATTCAATATTTGGCATGACCAATATGAAGGTGGATATGCATATGATAGTGATTGGTTTTTGATGGATGATGAAACATTGTACCCAAATTTACCAAAATCATATCAATGGGAATCATTTGACGAAGCTTACAAATGGTTAGTTGATAACTATGGTGAAGTGATTGAAATTGGTGATGATAACAATGATTAGAAAAATTCGATGTTTGTTTTTTGGTCATAATTGGAAATATTTCCCTAATAATAAAGGGAGAATTTGTACCAAATGTGGAAAGGAACAAACATTTATTAATAATAAATACAAAACTATTAAAAATGACCCATTGGGTGCTTTTCTATGATTTGGTTATACTCCAATTTATGACATTTTATTTTTTATATATAGATATATAAAAAATAAAATAAAATAAAATTAAATAAAATGAGAAAGGGTAATGGATATTGGACAAAAGAAAAATGTAAATTTGAAGCTTTAAAATATGATAGTAGGAAACAATTCTGTGATAATAGTGTTGGTGCTTATAGATCAAGTATAAAAAATAAGTGGATAGATGAAATTTGTTCACATATGATTAAAAAAGGAAATCATTTAAAAAGATGTATATATTCATATGAATTTTCAGACAATTTTGTTTATGTTGGATTGACATATAATTTAAATGAAAGGCAAAAAAGTAGAAATAAAAATATTAAAGATAAAGTAATTTTACATATTAAAGAAACAAATTTACAACCAATTATAAAACAATTAACAGATTATTTAAGTGTTGATGAAGCTATAAAATTAGAATATTTTTATGTTGAAAAATATAAAAATGAAGGATGGAATATTTTAAATAAATCAAAAACCGGTGGAATAGGGGGAAATAATTTCAAATGGACAAAAGAAAAATGTTTAAAAGAATCATTAAAATATAAAAACAGAAATGAATTTTCTTTAAAAAGTCCCGGATCATATAGATCAAGTTTGAGATGTAATTGGTTAGATGAAATTTGTTCACATATGATAAAACAAAATATATGGAATAAAGAAAATTGTAAAAAAGAAGCATTAAAATATTCATCAAGATTTGAGTTTTCTAAAAATTCAAAAAGTTCATATTCATCATCTTTAAATAATGGTTGGTTAGATGAAATATGTGAACACATGGGTGAAAAAAAGATGAAAAGAAATTATTGGAATTATGAAACTTGTAAGACTGAATCATTAAAATATAAAACAAAAACAGAATTTAGTATTAAATCTTCTCATTCTTATAAAATTTCTAGAATAAATAAATGGTTAAATGATTTTTTTAAAAAAAATTAAATGGACACAAAAGATTTACAAGAAAAAATTAAGATAACATTTGAAAAAAATTTTGGTTATACACCATTTAAAGAGAGAATTATTGATGTTCAAAATGAATTTTTTGAACTTATAAGATGGAATGATATCAAAAATATTAAAGAAGAAACTGGTGATTTAATGTCATCTCTTATAATGTTGTGTGCTGAATCAGGTTGGAATTTTGATGATTTAATTCAAGATACCCTAAATAAAATCCATCGTAGAAGAGAACAATATAAATCATTAGGTAGAAAGATAAAAGTTGCATTATATGGTGGAGCTTTTGACATGATCCATAATGGTCATATCCAAACAGCTCAATTTGTTTTAGATGCAAGTAATGAATTTGATGAAGTCTGGATTTTACCATGTTTTCATCATATGTATAACAAAAATATGGCACCTGCCGAACACAGATTAGAAATGTGTAAAATTGCAACTTCCGTTGATCACCGAATTAAAGTATTTGACTATGAAATCAGAAACAAATTCTTCGGAGAAACTTTTTACTTTGTTAAAAGGTTAAAAGAAGAAGAAAGTTTGATGGAAATGTATCAATTTAGTATGATTATTGGTCAGGATAACGCAAATACATTCCATACTTGGGTTAATTATCAGGAACTTGAACGTATGATGAGATTTGTAATTGTACCGAGATCTGGAATAGAAAGGGATACAAGTATAGACTGGTATTTAAAACCACCCCACATCTTCTTAAATAAAGAAAAAACAGGTATTGTTGAAGTATCATCAACTGATGTAAGAAATACATTAAAATATTATTTTTCAAGAAATGATGATTTGGCAAAAATTATAAATCCCGTGGAAGATTGGGTGGATAGTAATGTTTATGATTATATCTTGAAAAACGAATTATATAAATAATTTTTTTATTTCCTAGCTTCATTGAAGTGCTGGAATTTTTTATTCCAAATAACTTTATTACCTTTGTAATCCAAAATTGTAATCCAAAACTAAAATATTATGCATCTTATAAAAGAAATAGACAAACAAATTAAACAAGAAATAGACAAACAAATTAAACAGTATTCAATAGAATTGATTAATCTAAAAGAAAACAGAACAAGAGAATTTGATACACTTTCCGATGCGGAAAATAACGACTATGATCATCAAATTCAATTAACAGCACGTATTATTTGCGGATTAAAACACATCCAAGATATAGCTTCTTTAAATATTTCCGATAAAAATCAAAACTAAAAAAACCCAAAAACAAAAGTATAATCTTAAAACAAAATCAAATGAAAAAACCTACAAAAACACAATTTATTTTATTTTCCCTCTTAATAATGGGAATTATCGCTATCCTTTGGTCATTACTTTGGAACGTACATTTCACAGGCGATACAATAGATAAAGGAGTAACCGAATTCGGAGCCTTCCATATTATATTTAATTTAATTACAATAGCTAGTTGGTTTGCTATAGTAGTTACTCTATGTTCTGAATTCGATAAAAGTAATTCCAATTTCGAAAAATTTTATAGGGAAGAATACGATGATAACGAAAAATTTAATACCACTTTCAAGAAAAAATGGATCATCTGGCCATTAGTAATCCTATTCCTATTCCTATTATTCGGATGGACAAAATCTTGGTTCCTACAAGGTGCCGATATGTATAACAAATCTAAAATATACCATAATAATTATACCCAAAAAGTACAAGAAAAAGCTGGATTCTATGATAAACTCTGGAAAACAAGAAAAAGCTGGATTCTATGATAAACTCTGGAAAACATTCCTAGCCAAAGAAAAAATAACAAATATAAATAAAGAAACTTTCCTACTAGTAACAAAAGTTATTATGGAAAATCGTTCAGATGGCGAAAAAATTACTTGGAAATGGGTTCAAGAAAATCAAAAAATACCTTACGAAGAATTTACCCTGTTTTATGCCGACCTATCCGACTTTATTACAACCCAAAGAGAAGGATATTTCAAAATTGAACAAGTATGCCAAGAAATAGCCAACAAAAATAATACCCTACTCGATACTTTCCCAAATAATATCTATAATAAAATACTTAACTGCCAAAAAATTAATTTCCAATATGGCTTCCTATCCGACTCAACAGTTAATGTATTCAAATCCGGAAAAGAAAATATAAAATAAACCCAATGAAAATCACCAACGCTGAAATAAAACACCCCGCAGTTACAGGGGAATTCACAACCATTATATTGATAGAATGAACAAATAATGATTAAAAAGAATTTAACCGAATTACTTTGTAAGGAATTATTGTTAAAAGAAGATGAATTAACACTCGATGAATTGAAAATTATTGATATTTGTAGTGGTATTATTTCTTCTTTAAATGATGATCTTACCGAAATGAATAAAAGAATATATCATTTAGAAATTGATTTAAAGAATAAAAAAATCATCATAGATGATATGTTGTTGAATAAGGAATGATATGCCAAACGGAAGAACACATGATATAATTTCAATTTTATTCTTACCAATACTGATAATCATATTATATTTTTTTGGACTTGGTGTTATATCTATTCTTATAATTTCTGTTTCATATATTTTTTCTTCATTTATGTTTAATGGTGATTTAGATGTACCAAGTGAACCATTTTATAGGTGGGGTTATTTTAAATGGATTTGGATACCTTATCATAGAATCCCACATCGAAGTATTCTTTCACATGGTTTAATAATAGGTACTTTATTTCGATTAATTTATTTGTTTTTAATCCCTTTCATAATTCTATATTTTTATAGTTTCGACTTTTCTATATTTTATAGAGTAGAAACTTTATATGTTTTATTGGGATTAGAATGTGGGTCTGCATTACATACAATTTCAGATAAAATCTTTTAGGCATAAAAAAAGCCAGATTGAATCTGGCTTTTTTGTGAGTATACTTAATGATTAGATTAAGAAACCATGTGTATCGGTTACCGCGATTCCCATGAATTGTTTTTCTGGGAAGAATCCGATATCGGAAACTGCGTAACGTGAACGGATTAACATTCTAGGTGCCCAAGTAGCTTCACTAATTAAGCTGATAGATTGTGCCATTAAATAAGGAATAAAGACAAGACCCGGTTGATCTACTGTATTCTTTCTTCCGATGTAGATGTAGTTATCATCCCATCTCATGTAAGGATCTACATAGATTTGGATATTACCAATGTTTCCCATTGGATACAATTGACCATTGGTGTTTAACTTACCAACGTTAGTTGGGTTAAGTGTGTAACCAGCGATGTCTTGTAATACTGATGCGATGTTTCCGTTAGTAACTAAATACTGAGCCGGTCCGATTCTACCATCAGTTGCGATAAAGTTAGATGCGTTATTGATCTTAGCAACCAATTTACGTTGGATTGAATGTGTTGTTTCACCACCCGGTACTCCTGCTGTTGTCAAATAAGTATCAACGTTGAAGTCAAATTTACTTGTACCATCAGCATTTTTAGGAGCTGTGTGAGATACTCTGTTTTTCAAAGCTAAACTTCTAATTTTAGCAACGATTTCTTTAGAAATAACTTGAGTTAATTCATTGATAAGAACACCTTCCAATTTCTGAACGATATCCATACCAGTTGCAGCTTTAATGTCCTCGATTTGAGTACGTTTTAAAGTTGAACTAATTTCGATGTCACCAACGGTTACTACCTTAGTGAATACATCAGGACCGATAACACCCGGATAAGTTTTTTCATCTTGGTATCTGTTCATTGGACCAGAACCACTATTCTTTAAACCACCACCGAAGTTGTCATTTCCACCGCCCCAACCGTTATTCCAAGGTTGTTCCATATCGTTAAAACCAGCGGAGAATCCCGGTAATTGATCTTCCAATAAGGAAACCAATTGAACGGTTAAACCTGATAAATAACCAGTAAAAGCGACAGCTGTTGGAATGTGTGTAGCTACAACAGTACTGATAGTATAGAAACCAGCAGTCATTGTTGTTTGCATTGAAGTTGATTGATCGAATGTGTTTTTAGTTTGTGACCATGCTAGTGGTGCATCTTGTGGTGTTAAAGCACCAACTGAAAAACCAGCTTGACGATAACAACGGAAAATAGGATGACCATCAATTCTGGAGAATCCTAAGAATTCTAACCAGTTTTGTTTTGAACCTGTTCCCGGGCCAGCTGCTAAATGTGCTGCTGTATCAGAAGCTAAACTAACCCATGTTCTTTGGGAAATTCCACCAATACGTTCTTGGATTGCAAGAACTGAAAGTTGTAATTGTAAAGCTGTTACAATTGCGGAATCTTGTGAAGTTGTGGTAAGTTTAAAAACTAATGGTCTTTGTTCAGCATCTTGATCTTCACGAATACCATCACCAAAAGCGTTGTCGTATTTGAAGTCAACAAATAACAACTCGATTCTTGGAGAAGCGGTTGGTTTTACAGCTACTAAATCTAAACCGATAGTTTGTGCAGCAATCTTCATACTTACTGGAAGTAAGTTTTGAGCTACGTCACCACTACCAATTTGACCAGCACCTGCTTGCCATACTGAAGCTGGAATTGTTCCAACTGTAGGAGCTAAGATGTTACCCATACCATTTTGGTTTAAGGTTGCATATGCAACGTTTTCATTAATATGAAGCTGGTGCATTTCAGCGTATTCGGCCATCCATTCTCTTTTTTCGTCATCCTTAACTTTTAAGGCTTCCAAAATCGGTGACCATTTCTTTAAAGCTTTTGCTTTATCTACTATAAAGTGTGCCATAATTTATTTTTTGATTATTTTTTCTATTTATATATTTAATCTAAAACCCCACTTTTTTCCATTTTACTGTTTTTCTGTAAGTTGATTAAATTATAAATCTAACAGATTAGTATCTGTTAAGAATGTTTTTATATGCATCTAGTTGTTCATCAGATAATTTGTAATTATCATAAGTATTTACGTTTTCGTTTAATACTTTTTTGGTGTTCGTCTTTGAAGCATACGATTCGAGATCTCTAGTTACCCAGAAAGACTCTACTTTTCCTTCATCCAAGTTTGTATAAAATTGTGCTCCACTTAAAATACCTTCTTGAATTTTAGGGTTTAAACTTTCCCAAAGTGGTTTTAATTCACTTGGTATGTTTTCCACTAACATTTCATTAAGATTTGTTATTGGTTTCGAAATGGATTTTTGAATTATTGAAAGAACTTCTCCAGCGTTAGTATATTTTCCTTTGTTTTCGTTCATTGCAAAGTTAACTTTCTCCTTATCTGATGGTGTCAAGCCATAATAATTAGCTTTCTGTTTTTCAGTTAAGAACAATAGGAAATGTGGTTCTTCTACTTTAGATGCTTCACGTTTCTTAGCTTCCAAAATTAAATTCTTCACTTCTGTATGTAATTTGTTTTCATTTTCGTAAATTTTACCAGTCCCAAGAATTGTTACTCTTGATTCTTCGATTTCTTCAGTATCACCTGTTTCACCCATTTTTACAACAACAATACCGGTTTCATCATTAGTTGCTAATACTTCACCTGTTTTGTCATCATCAATTTTAACAACCATACCCGGAACGATTCCGATTTCTGATTCTTCTTGACCACCTTGAACTTCTTCAGCGTTTACACCTTCGATGTCTTCTGGGGATTGAACTGGTTCTTCTGTTTGAACTGGTTCTTCGGTTTGTGCTGGTTCTTCTGTTTGAACTGGTTCTTCAACATTGGTTGGTTCTTCAGTTGCACCATCTTGAACTTCAGCTGGTTTTTCTGTTTTTTCTTCTTCATCACCTCCTTCTGCTTTAGGTTGATCTTCGTAATAAGCACTTGGATCATCTGTTGTCATATCTTCCATAACACCAATTTTTTCATTTAAAGGTGTTCCGTTTTCGTTAAGAGCTTCAACGATTTTCTTTTGATATTCAATAGTTTTATCTAAAACTTCGGCATTGTATTTTTGATATGCCATAACATCGGTTACATTTTCTGCAACATATTCACCATATCTAATAGAATTATCAACGTTTTCACCAACATATTCGGTATATCTGATTGCGTTATCAACGTTTTCAGCGATATATTGAGTATAATCAATAATTTTTTCGGTATTTTCACCAATATATTCAGCATAATCAATAGCATTATCTAGATTTTCTGCAACATATTCGGTATAAGCGATATTCTTGTCAAGATTTTTAGCGATGTATTCGGTGTAATCAACAATCTTATCATAATTTTCAGCGATGTATTCACTATATTTGATAGTGTGTTCTACATTTTCTGCAACATATTCGATAAAGGAAATACCATTATCTAATTTTTCAGCGATGTACTTTTGATAATCAACAACTTTATCGGTTGTTTCTGCAACATAACCTAAGTAGTCCATTGTCTTTTCTAAACTTTCAGCTAAATAATCGTTGTGTTTGATAAGATCTTTTGTTCTGTCTTTTGTTCTGTCAACTTTTTCTTCCAATTTTTCACTAGTTTTCTTCAATTCTTTGTTTTCTTCAATCAAAACATTAATTGTGTCAGCTAATTGATCAAGATATTCAGCTATCTTCTTTTGTCCATGACTCAAAGATTCGAATTCTTCATAAAGACGATTAAGTTTATCTGGATCGAAGTTTTTGCTACTAATAGCTTCATCGATAGATTTTTTCGTTTTTTGTAACTCTTCGTCTAAATACGTTTTGAACTCTTCCATTTTAAATTGAGTTGCTTGTTCGTTTTTATCCATATTGAATAATTCATTTATTTTTGACTCCTCGGACATATCAAATATCCTGAAGTTAACGTTTTCATTGAACCCTAATGATTCATTCATGTTCTTTAATTCCATTCGTGCAGAAGAAAAACCGGGATCCGCAACAGCATCATAAGTGAAAAGTTTCTTTACAGTAACTTCCCCATTAGATTCAGTCACACCCGCCGCTCTACTTGAAACGAATATTGGTAGATCATCATCTACAAGAGATCTTGCTTCCTTTCCGTAAAATGTACTAGTTAAACGAATTTCTCCATCAACACGATTGCTTTCTTTTACATACCAAGCGTTTTGAATAGTGTGTGAAATACGACTTAAACTCGTATCAAATACATCAGGATGGTCAAACTCTCCATAGACTACTTTCAGTAAGTTTTTTCTCTCTAATAATTCACTTAAATGGGGTAAAAATTTCTCTGGAGTGTATATTCTTTCATTACGATTGCGGATTAAAAATTCCGTGAAAATGCCCTTCATGATATATAGGGTATTACCTTTATGAGTTACAACTTCATTGATTTTTTCCAACCCACCTAATGTATTATCAATAATCATTACATTTTTTTTCATAGATGGAGTTTCAATGTTTTTCTTTTTATATATTAGCATTGAAAATCAACTTTTTTCTAACAAAAGGTATTTTTACTGTTTTTGACTTTAAATATTTTATATATATCATAAAATAAAAAACCATATATGATATTAACAAAATCGATAATTGTAATAATACACCCAAGTAATATGAAATATTATGAAAAATTGGGTTATAAAAATATAGGTGTTGGTGATGAAATAAATGTTGAAATCAATAACATAAAAAAAGGATCACATTCGATAATAAAATGTAAATGTGATAATTGTGGAAAAGAAAAAGATATACAATATAGAGTATACATCCGATATGGAAATGAATTTGGTCAATATTATTGTAGAAAATGTTCTCAATTCAAATTAGAAGAAACCAATTTGAAAAATTATGGTAAAAAATATCCATCTCAAAGAATAGAAATTTTAAATAAAATGAAAAAATCTATGATAGAAATATATGGTGTAGAAAATGCTTCACAATCAAATGAATTACAAATGAAAAAAATAAAAACAAATAGAAAAAAATTTGGTTGTGATTGGGGATTATCTAATGAAGATATTAAAGATAAATCAATAGAAACCAGTTTAAAAAAATATGGAACTAAAAAACCAAGTCAAAATAAAATTGTTAAAGATAAAATATCATTGAAATTAAACAATGTTGATTTACAAAATAAAAAATCAAAAAAAATAAAAGAAACTTGTTTAAAAAAATATGGTGTAGAACATGTGTCTCAAATAGAATCAACAAAAGAAAAAACAAAACAAACATTTTTGAAAAAATATAAAGTGGAACATGTATTACAAAATGAAGAAATATATAAAAAAATGATAAAAAATTCATTTAAAATAATAAATTATAAAAATACACCATTATATTATCAAGGAACATATGAAAAGGATTTTTTGGATAAATATTTTGGCAATTTCACTATTATGAATGGTAAAACTATATTATATGAAATGGATGATAAAAAAATGAAATATTATTCTGATTTTTACTTACCATATTTTAATATGATTGTAGAAATAAAATCTACTATTTGGTATGAAAAACATTTTGAAAAAAATTTAATCAAACAAAAAACATGTATAGAACAAGGTTATAATTTTATATTTATAATAGATAAAAATTATGATATTTTCAATGAAACTATAAAGGAATTAAAAAAGGGAATCATTTGATTCCCTTTTTTTATTATATTGTAGGTGTCTGACCACCCCCTCCTTGTGGAGGTGCACCACCTTGTGGTCCACCACCTTGTGGTCCACCAGCTGGAGCTCCTTGTGGTCCACCAGTTGGTCCACCTTGTGGTCCACCACCTTCCGGTGGAGCACCACCTTGTGCACCACCCATTTCTGGTCCGGGACCGGGTTGAGGTCCACCCCCACCCCCTCCCATTGGGGAACCACCGCCACCACCCGGAGGTCCACCACCCGGAGGACCACCACCTTCCGGTGTTGGTAATCCTGCATTTTGTAATGCTTTCTTTCTTTCAATCATTTTATATTTTTCATTCTCTTCAATATCAGCATCTGTAAATTTCATAATACGTCTGGCCAAAAATTCAACCGCTAAGAATGGTTTTCCTTCCATATCAACTAAATTACTTGATAAACCAGCAGCAATTTGAGCTCTTTTATCTAGATTCGCTAAATATTTCCATTCTTCGAATAATACATCAGAATTAAATAACAATCTCATTGAATTAGCGAAAACAACATCTTTCTTTAATTCTGGGAAATCCAAAATCATTTGAATTCTTAATGGTTTCGTTAAAATTTCTTTAAATATAGTACGAATTCTTGTAATGTAATTTTTGAATTTTATTTCATCTCTTGTTATTTGAGTTGTACTATCATATAATGTTCCACCACCTGTTTCTTCTTCGTGACGTTGGAATGGAATTTTACTTGCTCTTTTAAAGTTTTTATAAAACCATTGAAGAGTAACATCTTCCGCTAAGTTATTTTGTTCTGGTCTAACTATATCAAATTGAGGTGCCATTCCACCCGATGATGGAAACCAGAAATCTTTACTATGTGGTATATTTGTACTACCATTCATTTGAACCAATCCAAGATGTTCATCCCATTGAACATCTTCATGGTAATCACTCATCAACTCGTAAATTTGTTGTTCCGCTTGTTGTCTGGATAAACCATCAACAGGTATAATGAATTTTTTATAAAGAGAAGCTTGATTAATATTGTATAATAATTTCGCTTGTTCTAACATTTTTAATTGGTTATATGGTCTAATAAGACTTTCAATATAACTAGTATCACCATATTCATTGTTATTAGAATATGATATATAAATAATTTGAGAATCCAATAAAACCCTACGAAGTTGTGGATTATCAGGGAACTGAATCCAAACCATTGTATTCGACATCGGATCAGTAGCAACAACAAGTGTCAAAGGATCCAAAGGAGCTAAATCGATAATATTTTTTTGTCTATCATCATAAATAATTTCAAAAGCGATATAACCATCAATCAATAAGGTTCTTAAATAATTCCAAGCAACTACACCATCAATAAAATTAAATTCATTCATAATTCTACTGAATGTTTCTTGATATTTTTGACGAATTGTGTGATCAAATGTTTCTGGTAAATCTTTTACATAACAGAATTTGTTATTTTCATCATATATAATACATTCATCACATATTTGAATAATGAAATCTTTTATCTCATCTTTAATAGAATATTGTCTTAAAATTTTACGTTTATCTAAATAGGTTCTATCTAAATATGCAATTGATTTCTTGTCCAGAAAACGAGCTATTGTTTTCTTTGTAAACAAGTCATACATATTTGTACTCTGTGGATGAAACGCAACATCACTTGTTTCTTCGTGAACACCTAACGCATAAGCGTTTTTTATTTTCATATCATTGTAATCTAATCCACCGAAAACATTAGATAGACCTCTTAGAACTCTATTAAATACTGTCGGATTTGATTGACTTTGACCTGAATAATCACCTTTGTAACTTGCCAAAATATTAATTTATTTTTTCATAATCATTGTTTTATGTTGATCTATATATTATTTTATAAAGACAAAAAAGTTTTAAACAATTTCAAAGTAATTTTCTAGTTGTCTTAATTTTTTATATAATCCCTTTTCTTCTTGATCCAAAGTATTTAAAATCTTTTCCAATGCTTCTAAAATTGATTTTAATTTTTCCCTTTCTTGAGTTGTTTCAGATTCTTTCAATGTTTCAATGATATTTTTCTTATTAACCAATTTACAATCTAAAAACATCAATCTTTGTGCAATCGTTGTAGATATAGAATATAATTCAGGCATTCCATAAGTAAATTTATCTATTTTATCTGGATCATAAGCTGTCAAACTATATTCAAATCCACCGTTATTCTTTAATAAATTGTATAATTTTAGTGCAGATACTTTCAAAGGCCATTCATTTAAAACATTATCTTTTTTTACAAAATGTAAATCTTTGTTTTTTTCAATTCTGTCAAAATTCATATTAAAAACCATATCAAAAAATAAAATTCTGTATCTGTATGGTAAATAATCAAGATTTATTGCATACATAATTAGTTTTTTATTTTTCATATATCTTTGAACAACCTTATCGGATTCTTTGAAACCCAAAACAAAAACAGGACACCAAATTTTTAAAGATGGTACATTTTTTTGTTCCATATACTTTTCTTCAAAATATTTATCTTTGATGTATTCATATTTCATCAAATAAAATTTACCTGTAATTAATTTATTTGGTTTTGTTGACATTAATTCATGATTATTGTTATCCTTTAAATTAAAAATAATATCGGTTGAATCATATATACAAGTTTTCCAATTTCCACCGTATTCACCCAATAAAGCATAACATTCATCTTTAAATGTCAACATAATTAAAACAATTTTATTTTATTATCAGCTTGAAAGAATTGTTCTGTCATTACGAAAAATTCCATTCCTCTTCTTTCACAAAAATTCTTAGCAGCTTGCCATTTAATAATATTTTTGTGAAATGTCCTTAATGCATATTCGTAATTTCTTAAAGATTTTGCTGTTTTATTCTTTGGTTCTTTTGGTGGTTGTAATCCTTCATTTTTATCAGAACTCCATTCACTATAAGGTTTAATTTCCAATACAACCCTTTGTGTGGTGTTATCTGATTTCAATATTTCACAATAAGCATCAGGATAATATTTATGTGTACTCCAATTTCCATTTTCATTTATTTCATATGGAACAGCAATATTTTCAGCACTCCATCTGACAACTCTTTTGTTTACATCTAGATAATAATACAATTTTTGTTCCCAAGAAGAACGATAAAAAATTCTTTCTAAATCACCTAAGTATTTATCTGGATTTTGACAAATATAACGACCTTGCTTGTACTTTCCTGATTTATTAGGTACTCTATTATTTCCCATAATTTTAATGTTTTTCTTTTATATATTAAAGAATCCATCCCCATCATTACAAGAATCTAAACTAATCATAATAACAGCATCTTGATTTGACTTTTTATTTCTCAATTCATTATACCCCTGTGCGATTCCTCTTTTAAAGATTTCGGAAAAGTAAGGCATTGCTGTTTTATATTTTTTGTCGTTAAAATTATTCCAATTTTGAAACATGAACAATAATCCAGTTTGAACACAATCATTTTTATCATCATCAGTTTTATAATGATCTGACTTCCTTTTGATAAAATTGTTGGCTATTTTAACCAACATACCTTCGGCTTTTTTTGTTAGAAAGCCTTTGCCCTTTGATAATACTATCTCATAATAAAATTCATCATCATCTAAATAAAATGGTGTTTTTGCCATATTTTGGTCCTTATTTTTTGGTGGTAAAAAATTATGGGACTGTTAGGACTTGAATGAAATTAATGCTATTTTTTAAAAAGGCCTTAAAAGCTAATGTTTTGAATGATTGTTATATATAAATATATAAAAAAAGTTTACAAAAAAGAAAAATATATTAAGTTAATGATAATTTTTGACATAAAAAAATTTTTATAAAAAAACCACCGACCAGTTTCCTAGTCGATGGTTTAAACTAAATTCCTGATAATTAACGTACTAAAGATTTCTTAAACTGTGTCTTTTCGTCTTTAAGTTGATTCAATTCAACATATAAATTTTGTCTATGAGTTAATAAATTGTTGAATAATAATTTCAAATTACTATCAGATTCCAATAATTCATTTTCATATTTTAATTCATCTATAGCGTTTGTAGCATCTTTAATCTTACTTTCAATAACTTTTTCTTTATCTTCTAAAGTCTTGATTTTCTTTAATTCTTTTGATAATTTATTTTCAAAGAAATGAGTAACATCAAAATCTAAATCTTTACGAATATCATTTATAAGTTCGGTTACAGATTCATATTCATAAAATCCACTTCCGGTTCTAGCATCTTTACTATACAAATACATTTTATCTTGATAGTTAAATACATAACATTCCAAAGTAGGTTGTAAAATATTGTGAATTCTTAAAGCAATATCCAATTCCAAAATTTTATCAATATTTTCCTTAACGGTATTAGTAATCATAAAATAATCTTTCTTTAACCAAGGAATAATAGGTGACGAGAAAATACTTTCAAGAGTTGTTTCTGGATCTAATTTTTCTTCATTGATATACAAATTCTTATCATTCTTTGTTGATAAACTTAAAACGATATTTTCATCAATTCTAATTGAAAATTTATCCTTTGTAACTTCACCAAGAGTTAAAGCCTGTTCCATAATTCTCAATTCTCTTACTCTATCTTCTTCCTTAACGTAATCTTCCATTAAAACTTGTTTAATACCTTTATCATCAATTAAGAACCATCTATCTGCCATAAAAGCCAAATGACCATTTTCTAATTTTTCAACAATAGTATAAATTTTTTCAGCTTTACCCGGACTTACCATATTTTGTTTATCTAATGGACTCTTTGTTAAACCCCAAATAAATTTCTTAATTTCTGGTACCCATTCGTAAATTTTTAATTCATTTAAGATTGCTTCTAATCTTGATTGATCGTCTGCTAATTGGGTTATTTCAAGTATAACACTCAACGGATGACGATATAATTCACCTAAATTGTTTTTTTCTAATCTTTTGTAAAGATCCTTTAATTCATACATTAAACTATAAGCCTGTAATTCTTGATCAACAGTTTCTAATAGACCTTTAACATCAGTATCATAGGTGTAAGGTAATAATCTTTCAGTTAAAGCTTTTTGTAATTCTTTTTCTGAAAACATATCATAATTTAGAAGAAAACTTTCAACAATTGAAGAAATTTCCTCTTGTTCAAAAACTAATTTTTGTTTGAAATTGAACAATTCCATTTTTAAATTTTTCATATCTTTTTCACTTATTTTTTAGCAATCTTTTACTTTTTGAAAAAATTGTACATTATACTTGACTATATATTAAGTCAAAAAAGTGTATTTTTTCTTTTTTTCTTTTTAATATATAAAAACATGAAACTTAAAACATTTGAATCATTTAAGAAAACCATATCAACCGATATGTTAAATGATATCCTTGATAAAATATCCGAATTTGGAATTAAATCTTTATCTGAATATGAAACAAGATTATTAAAAAGTTATAGTGATAAAAATATTGATGTAGAAGAAGAAATAAAAAAACATCAAAATAAATATTTAACAGCCAAATCTGTTGTGAGAGATGTAATTCCACTCGCTGTTGATGATCACGAACTAGAAAGAAATATTGGTAGATTTGTTAGATATAAAATTGGAAAAAAAGGAGATAGACAAACATTGGGGTTAATAGCTTGGATGGGTACTATTTATGAAATTGTTGGTATTCAAAAACATTGGGGACATGATGAAAATGGTAATTATGTTCCAGATAGAATTGGATATAGAGTTGCTGAAGTTGGTAGAAATGAATCATTCGGTAGAGTTATGTCAACTGATGAAACTATTTTTGTTAATATTACAGAAGATGAAGCAATAAAGGTTAATGAATGGATTGAAAAAAATTATGGTAAGTATCCCTACAAAAGAGTTGATTACCAAAAGATTTTAAATCATCCCATATAATCATCAACTTCCGAAAAATTTATTTCTTGAACATAGTTATATTCGTTACGGAGTTCCTCTAAAATATCGTCTATAACATATTCTTTATCATACTTTGTCATTTCTAGATCGTAAGGGACATTTCCATCAATAGATTCTATTATCCAACCAATTTTATTGGTTATTTTAATAACGAATTTATCATCATCATCTTCCATGAAGATATAATAACATTCATCTTTCAACATATAGTAGTAATTTTTATTTTTTACTATATATCATTTAAAAATTTCAGGAAAAATTAAGTGTTGGTGGTATATAATTTAAAATTACCACGACATCTTGTTCATTAACATGATTTTTCATACTATAACCATTAAATTTGTAATTACACCAACCGTTTTGTTTCAAATAATTAATCAAACTAGATATATTATCTGGTTTTTTTGATAATTGAACTTTTAAACATTTTTCGTAATGATCATTTAAAATATTAATGATAGTAGACTCAATGTTTTTGAACCTCAAAGAGGAGGGATTCATAAATGAGTTTTTATTTTTTTAATTAATAATTAGGATTATTAACTATTATATATTAATTTCTGTATATTGTTTTAATAAGTTAAAATATTACCATAGGATGTTCCATTACTATTTGTAGTATAAGCTAAATAGTATTTAGTTGCAGTGGTTGATAATGGTAAAAGAGTAGAAGCAACAGTAATAAAACCAAGATCGGGTGGGAATGATCCAGAATATGTACCCAAATTATTATAATTTCCACCTATTAATGGGTTTGGATTTAAAGATAAATAAAAACCATAAGCTGTTATTGAACTTCCACCATCTGATGTTATTTTAGCTGTTAAAGTTGGATTAACTGTATCTGGTAATAATGGAAGAGTTACAACTGTTGGCAATCCAGTTGATACTGATGTAGTAAATGTCAATACACTACCATAACTTGTTCCAATTGCATTTGTAACCCAAGCTCTTACATAATATGTAGTATTTGAAACTAACAATGTCATATTACAATTAAAGGTTCCCAACCCACTACCACCATTAACAATAGTATCACTTATTGTTGGTAAAGGATTAACAGAATAACAAATACCCCTACTTGGTGAACTTCCACCGCCATCACTGGTAACTGTACCTGTTGTAACACCGGAATTGTTAGATATGTTCGATATAGAATCTGTTGTAACAGTTGCTAATGTATATGTCGGTGGTGTTGGTGGTGCTGGTAAAACACTTGGAACAGAATTTGGCATATTTCCAGTGAATAAACTAACTAAATAACCATTTTCAAAAATACCATTTAACCACATACCATCATAAAAAAATCCGGATTTAAATGTTCCATTTAACCATAAACCACCATACCAATTACCATTTTTCCAAGTGGTGAATTGGGTATAACTATTATCAATACTTGTATTAAAAACACCACCATACCAATCACCATAATTAAATAAACCTTTTTCAAAATGACCACCCCACCAAGTACCATTGTTGAATACACCATTTTGCCAATGTGCCGTATGATGACAAAGACTTGGTATAGTATTTCCACTAACTTCTTTATATAATCCTGACATAAATTCACCTTTTTCGAATGCACCATTTACCCATGTTGATAAAGTACCATCATATGTTGTTCCACTATATGTTCCAAATCTAGCTTTTATATTTGTATCTATTTGATTAAATGTTCCACCACTCCAAATACCTCTCCAAAAATCCCCACCATAAAAATTACCATTCCACCATTGATAATTATCAAATGTACCATTATAAAATTTTCCATTTAACCAATAAGAATTTTTAAAACTTCCATTGTAGAAAATTCCATTTTTCCATACAGAATTTTTAAATAAACCGTTATACCAATTTCCATTATACCAATATGGACAACCAATATTTTCACTTAACGTTTCACCTGATGTTTTTCCTGATATATTTACATCATCATTTCCAAATATACCATTATACCATTGACCATTATACCATTTACCGTTTAAAAACTGAGAATATTTTTTATCTTCTTCTATAACAACAAATCGTTTGGTTAATATCATTGGTTTATCTAATAAATATGAATACCAACGACCATTTTTCCAAATACCATCATGGAAAATACCACCATACCATGTTCCATCTTCCCATTCACCACAAATCCATTCACCCATATACCATACTAAACCATAATCATCCATTCCCAAAACAACATTTTTAATACTAGCATTTAATATCCAGTTGTATCTAACCTTTAATATTTCTATTGTTAGATCATCTGTTAATAATATGTTATTAACGTTATTTTCTATATTGATTATGTTAACTTTAAAAGCCACAGTATTAAATTATTTTTTAATTATAAGCTAGTGTCCAACCTTTACTAATTAAATTGGTTCTAGCTGTTAATGAAGAATTTGTAACAGACGAATTACCCGTGCCACTTGTATCAATATCACCATTTATTTTACCATTTGTATCTAAAATATTAAATAATACATCCACATTATTAACACTTAATGATGTTTCCAAACTATTATTTTTCAAATGTAAATCATTGAGGTAAATTAATCCATTAATATCTATTTCAGATAACATGTTGTCATTCAAATTTAGAGTAATTAAATTTTTAAGTTTTGAAACATCAACTTTAAAAATAACATTATTGGCAGCGAAAACATAATATATGTATTGTAAATCACCCGAAAATGTAATAGTTAAAAATTGATCAGCCATATAAAGGTGTGTAATTCCGGTACGAACACCATTAAAACTTACTGTTTCTAAAGATGTACCATCACCCCAATCAATTGTTAAGGTTGTTAAATTTGAACTAATTATATTCATTAAAAAATTCCCATTTGTCATTTTTGTTAAGAATTTAAATGAATCATAAGATGTACTTCCGGTTGTCGAACCACTTGTCACACCAGTTAATAAATCATATGTTAATTGTAAATTTTCGTTTAATATAGGAATTGGAATTTTTGTGTGTTTATCTATTCCAATTTCTATTAATTCTATTGGTTTATAAATCAAATCTGGATCATAGGTAAATGTAATATTATTACCATTATTATATAAGTTTTCAGGATTATATAATTCAAGAATGAATTTATTTTTATCATCTTGTGTTAATAATGCCGTTGTATATTTTGTAATATTTGGATCGTTTTCTATTATTCTAGAATATGAATTACAAATTTCTTTTCTTATATTGTCAGGCCTTACTCTATACCAACTATTTTCATCGTTCTTATACACCGAATATAAAAGATCAGAAATTCCAGTTAAAGTATAAATTGTATCTATATTTGTTATTGTTAAACCGGAATTAGATTTATATGTTTCAATAGTAAAATATTCGTTTTGAACATAATCAACAATTAGAGTTTTATATGTTCCATTTAAATTTACAAAAGTATTCTTTTTGAAAAAATAAATATCCGATGGATTCGTTGGTGTTATTTTAATATATGTTCCTTTTGGATAACTATTATAATATTCTGAACTTTGTGTATCTGTAACAAGAACTGTAAAACCGGTTGTAAAGTTTACTAAACTAGAATTTGGATAATTTGGAAATGAATAAGAACTATTAAAAACAGAATTGATATCTTTTAAATGTTCATATAGTTTATATTTGATATAATAATTTGATGTATTAAAACCTATATATGTTGTACCACCATCAAAAGAAAATTGTAATCCATCATAATCAAAATAATGATTATATTTATAATATTTAGGAATTAATTCCGTTCCACCAGATATTTCGAAATATTTCGAATAATATGAATCTAATAATGTATCATTTAAATTTGAAGTAAATTGCAAATTTGTTATTGTATAAGTTCCACCACTTATATAATAATCATGTAGAACATTTGATGGAATTGGATCCTTTAATATTAAAGTTGGTGATGTTGTATTATCTTTAATTGCATATGTATAATAAACAAGATTAATATTAGAATTGGTTAATTCTATTTTTAAATAATCTCCATCTGTTGTTGAAGAATAAAAAGAACCATCTGTAACTATCAAAAATGTTTCCTTTATACCACCGGGCATTACTGTAATTCCGGTATATATGGTTGTATCTGAAATTGATGAACCATTATAAATTAAATCACTACCAACATTAATAGTATAAACCTGATTATCATGATATTTAATTTTGGCAACACTTGTTGATGGAATTGTGAAACCGGTATACAATGAATAATTTTCTGGGTTTATGTGTCTTGCAACATCATAATCTGTAAAAATTAATTTTGGAACAGGTGTTACAGCATTAATATCATAACTAAAGAAATGTTTGATTATATAGGTATGACCCAACATATATTCAGCTAAAGTCCCAGATATTGGGAAATAATCACCACTATTTTTTAGATGATATTGATTGTGTTTATTATCACCCAATTTAACATAACCTTTGTATCTAAATGTATTTCCACTATCAGCGAGTTGTGATGATCTGATTAAAAAACCTCTTTGATCAACCTTATATAAATCATTTTGAGTTTTATCATTTTGATTTACAAGTAAAATTTTATGATTTGTTTTTAAATTGACATTATCTATTTTATAAAACCTTTGTGTCAAATCTAAATTGGATGTACTACAAACATCAACGGTATCCATATTTACCATAAAATTATTTATAATATCAAATTCGTTGTACATGTCGTAAATACACCATGTTTTCCCAACCATTGAGTTTTTATTATAAATATCAGTTAAAGTATTTACATATTGATAAGTAATACCAGATAAACATTTTTTATATTTAAAATAATTATCAGGAACGTAAGTGACCCCACTCCAATATGTGTCCAATCTTTCAATTCTCGTCCAAGTTGTACCTGTCAGAACCCAATCATATTTGAGATTCCATAAATCTTCCATTCAGATTATTTGATTAGTTTTCTGTTATATATTAAAATAGTGTACTCTCTTTTTAAAAATTCATTTTTATAAATGAACGTTGTATTTTGACGAACTAACGATAAAAATCATTTCAAAATTTAATATATAAAAAAGTGAAATTGTACCCTAACAAAAGAACTATAAAAAATGAGAATTTATCATGATAGAAAATGTCTTAAATCAGAACGAACTGTCTGGATTTTATATAGTATACAATAATGTAGTTGCAAATGAAACAGACGGCACTTATGGTTTATCACATCTAATAGAACATTTAATATGTAAAAATCTAAAAGATGAATTTGTAGAAAAATTAGAGAATAATGGAATAATCTGGAATGCTTATACAACTCCAAACAATATAGTTTTTTATATCAGAGGATTAGATGATTATGTTTTCAAATTTAAAGACGAATTTTATAATATTGTATCTAATTTTGATGTAACGGAACAAAGTTTACAATCAGAAAAAAAGATTGTATTGGATGAATATACTGATTTATTTAACCGTTATAATAAAAACCACTATTTAAATTTATACAGAAAATTATTTAATAATTACAACTCAATAGGAAGAAGATCCGACATTGAAAATATTACTTTGGATAAATGTTATTCACATTATCACAATTATTACAATAATCCTTATAAGATAATATACATATCGAAAAAATATCAACATGAAACAGATATTAAATTTGGTGGTAATGATATAATTAAGGGATTTAATTATATACCAAATAATAATGCGTATACTTTAGAAAGTCCAATTTCATCTAAAAATAAATCATCTGTGATCTATATTTCACCGGTTGTTAATGATGATTTTGATAAAATAATATTTATCAACTATCTATTATCTGGTGGCTTAAAATCACCATTATATAAGAATTTAAGGGAAAAAGAAAATTTAACATATTATATCAATTGTAGAATAGATAGACTTCAAAATACAGGAATCGTTTTAATATCAACAGAAACGAATGATTATAATATAGAAAAATTACACGAAACTGTGGTAAACGTTTTTAATGACAGAAGTTATTTGAACAAAGAAAAGTTTAATACCATAAAAAACTTCATTAAGATAAATAATCTAAAATCAAATATTAATCTACAAGATAATGAAGATAAATTTATTTTACCACAAAATTGGCTTATTGAAAATACCATTGATTCAATAACATATGATGATATTGTGGAAACATTTGATAAATATTTCAACATTGAAAAATTTTATAAAAGTGTCGATAAGACTGAATTTTATTAAACTTTCCGGTGTTTTGTCATATATATTATATGAATCAGTTTTCAAAAAACGGTTTTTTTTATTTAATATATAAATTTGATTTTTTATAGGCTTTTTTAGTATTTTTAGGCAATGATTTGGAATACATATTGATAATTTAAAAAAATAAAAATTAGTATTATGTCAGAACAACAAGAACAAAAAATATCTGTAGTTTTAAAGAACTTCATAGAAGAAATTTCCAAAGATTTCAATTTAAATGAAGATCAAAAAAAAGAGTTAAAAAGAATAGCAATTGAAGATACAAACAAATTATACAACTACAGTCTTGAACTCCAATAATTTTTTTATGAAGAAATTTATTTATACATTTGTTAATCCCGAGGAATCTAAAAATGGGATATAAAAACAATTTTTCAATGAACAACAGAAACAACGAAAAGACAGAAAGAATAAACAATCAGATTAATTCTCAAACTATTAGACTTGTTTTTACCGATGGAACACCATCTTATGTAACCCCTTTAAGGGATGCTATATTATTATCCAGAGAAAAGGGTTTAGATTTAATTGAAATATCTAAAAACGGTGATCAATCCGTTTGTAAACTAATGGATTACAACAAGTTTTTATACGAAAAGAAACAAAAAGAGAAAGAAAATCAGAAAAACAATAAGAAATGTAAATTAAAAGAAATCCGTATGACATATAATACGGGTGATCACGATTTCAATTTCAAATTGAATCACGCTATTAACTTCTTAAAAGATGGTGATAAAGTTAAAGTTTTCATCTTTTTTGCTGGTCGTGAAATCAATTTCAAATCACAAGGGGAACTTCTACTTCTCAAATTTATAGACAATCTAAAAGAATTAGGTAAGGTAGAAAACATGCCAAAATTAGATGGTAACAGATTGTGGGTTATATTGTCACCAAAGAAAGCTATATAATATTTTTTTTATCCGATAAGTATTCATACCTTTGTCGAAACATTAAAACCATAAACCATGAGAAATAATTGGATATTACGTTTAAAAGTCCACTTCAGAAGTTGGAAACGAAAAACTTGGAGAAAACTTGAACCATTAGATGTTCTAAATCCCAAACAACAACTTGCATTGGACATCTTCAAAATCGCTTTAAAAGATGATAACAATATTCTTTACCTTAATAACAAAAAGGCATTGACATCGGAAAAAATGTATATTGTTAGTAAGGAATATGTTACAAACAATGAAGTCAGGACATTTATTATGTTGGAATCAACATTGGATGGTCCGGGAATTATCGTTATCGTTAACCACGAATACAAATATGATATTGATCTTCCACAAAGAACTGCCAAAAAAATGATTGAAATGTTCGAAGATGCTGTTTCAAGAGAAAGAGCCAAAATGGAAAAAGAAATTATGGGAAATATCACAAGTAGTCTCGAAATCGTCCTTGGAAAATTCAAAGAGAAAATGTTGGATAGTAAAGTTAATCCACGTTAATGACTCTGTTGTAAACGTTAGAATTACTAGCTACTTTTATATAATAGAAACCCGGTGATATATTTTTACTAAATGTTACCGGGTTTTTTATATCATTTTCTATAATTTTCCTACCAAAGATGTCAAACAAATATATTTTATAATCACCCTTTATATTTAAATCATTCGATTTTACAGAAATATCAATTTTACCAGAACTAATCATATAATAAATAGATATGTTACAATCATTGGTATCAATTGACAACCATTTTTCACAATCGAAAAATTTTACATAAGTATATGGCACTGTTGATTCTGATTTTGTCGGTTGTATAAAACCGAAAATTAAGATGATAATTAATAGTAATATTTTCTTCATTAAAATTTATTGTTTTTGAATATATATTAAATTTTTATTAAAGTATTCATGTTTTCATATAATTTCTGAGGACAAGATTTCTCATCCAACTTCACTATTTTCAAATTTCTCTTCAATCTTTCTTTCATAGAATCATCGTAACTATCATCTTTTATTCTTTTATGAAACTTTATTATATCCAAAAGATTAGTTTCAAAAATTGGATCGTCAAAATCTATTGTACCGGGATAAGTTGATTTGAAAAGACCATAAACTGTTTCGATTCCAGTTTCACCAATTCCCCTATTTCCCTGCATAAAGATTGATTTAATATTATCTTTACCATGACCCATTATTTTCTTGAAAAGTTCGAATTCACTATTTATATCAACAATCTTCTTACCATGTAAGAATCTATCGAAAAATTCTAAAAATTCAGTATCAGTATTTGATTGAAAAATATCATCTTCATCATTGTGTTGATCAACATAATTGATATAACGTTTGTATTGTTCCGGTAGATAAACTCTTTCATCGTTGAATTTATAATTATACATCATATTCATAAACTTGTAATCCAATCCATCAAAATATATTTTTTGATAAATATCACTATCACAAGATACAATGAATACAGATTCACCTTTTTTATTTAGTTTATCGGTAACAAAAGCGATAAGATCATCACCTTCCATTTGGTCAACTTCACATAGATTAACAGTTTTTTTACTATCAACCAAAGTTTTTAATTTTTTGTATTCTTCGTAAACGAACTTCCAATCAATTAAATCATCCTTTTTTCTTGTTCCCTTGAGTTCTGGGAAGTATTCTTTTCTCCAGTTGGAATGACTATCAGAAATAAAGAAAGTGTCTTTAAAGTTGAATAGGCGGGTTAAAACGTTAAAATCTCTTTCCAATACATTGTATAGTTCAGAGTATAAGATTTTATTTTTGAATAGGATTTGTATGTTCTTCTGTAACAGGTAATTACCATCAATTATGAGATTTAAGGAAACCATGAAAATTAACTTTTTTCTTAATATACCAATTCATAAGATAAAAGTTTAAACAAAATTGCATAGTGAAATACCCCACCGAAATAGGGTATTTTCACTTTGAATTTTTAATTATTCCCCAAAAAGAGGTAAATCATCATCCGAAAGAATCCAATCAAGTTTAAGCCTTCTTTCTTCATTAATCATATAGGGAAGAGCATCTTCGTAATCCTTTACCATTCGATCACTTGAACAGATAATCTTACCTTCTTCTTCCATCGGATGAAGTTTGTTGTTGGGAACTTTGTAGAATTTAACACCATTTGTAGATTCCCTTTCTGTCATTTCAGTACAACAGAAAATAGTACCAATGGGATGATCTTCCCTGATACTGTGTGAACAAGAGATGTTTAATGTTACATCAAGTGAACTTCCGTATAATTTCTGACCACCCAGAACACGAACACGAATTTTCTTATCCTTTTTCCTGTTACCATCTGCTTTTTCGTAACAAGTCTTAACATAAAAATAATTTGCCATAATGTTTTGTTTTTGATGATTTGATTAGAATACAAAATTACGAATATCTATTGGAATAAAAAAATTAATATATAAATTTTATGAAAACTTACGAACAATTTGTAAACGGTGAATATGAATTAAAATACGAAAAATGGCCATGGGAAGGTTATTCCGAAGGTCATGATTCTTGGATTTTATATAAAGAAGGGAAGGCTATAACTGGAATGTCAAATGATAGTGATGATAAAAATAATGTATCTATTAGAAAAATTGAATCGCACACCGATGAAAAAGGGATTGCAACAAAATTGTTATTTATGTTACTTGATCAGGGTGTTGTTGTTACAACTGGTAAACCAAATTACAATTCAACAACAGAAAAAGGATATTATTGGAAAAAATCTGTAGTTGAAAAGATTAAAAATAGTGGAGGTAAATACGAATATGAAATTATAGGTAAAAGTGTTTCAAGAGACGATGACCCATCTTTTATTAATATAAAGGATAAAGATGATAATTATCATTATACTTTCAGAAAAAATAATCCATAATATTATGTGTAATTTATTTTACAATATGAGTTTTGGAACATGGTTAACCAACGGATGGTACTATGTTCGTTTTTATTTTAAATCTTGGTTTACAAATTATTTCAAAAAAGAACACAATAATTCACCTGATAAATTAGGATATACAATGGTTTATGCTGACGAATTTGAACAACCTATTGATTGGAATACTTGGAGATGGTGTGAAGAATGGGGATGTGAAAGAGATATGGTGATTTTTAAACAAGAACAAGTTACACAATCCGGAAGTGACGCTGTACTAACATCAGATTTAAATAATGTACCAGATGAACCACTTGTTAAATCCGGTGGTCTTTATACTTGGAATTTCTTTAATACCAAATACGGTTATTTTGAAACAAGAGAAAAGTTAGCACCGGGTGGACTTAAATATTGGCCAGCTTTCTGGTTAAGTTCTTCTGATAGTTGGCCACCGGAAATTGATGTTTTTGAATTAATGGGAAGTGATAGTTCTTATTTCACAATGACTTTACATTGGAGAAATACTTGGAAAAATGCAAAAGAAATTCAAAAAATATATGATCAAATATATCAAGTATATGGTTATGTTGCAACAGATTTTGATGATACTTGTAAATATCTTCAACAAGAACCTTGGGAACAACAAAAAACCGATTTCATAATTGCTTTACAAGCTCAAACACCAATAGAAATGAAAGGTAGAAGATTGAAATTCTGTCAAAAAGATTTCTTATCAAAAGATTATCATATTTATGCTTGTGAGTGGACAGAAGATAAAGTAGTATGGTATATTGATAATATTGCTGTTTATAAATTGGATAAACATATTCCAAGTAGAAATATGTTATCATTGATAACTTTTAACTATACTTATGATAAAGAATATGGACCAAATCCAGATGATGTACCAATGAGTATGTATTGTGATTATTTTAGAGCATATAAAAAGAAATAAGGTTAAATTATATATGATACCTTATCAAAACGAGGAATGATAATTGGTTTGCCATTTTCATCAACACCCATATTTACATCATAAGAATAGTAAACTGTGATTGAATTTAATTTTTCAATTTTAACTTCGTCACCACCATCTTCGGTAATTAACTTTTCTGTTTCGTAATTTAAGTCAACACCCGGTATTTCACCAATTACCAATTGTAAATCTCTTTTAATCTGATTGATATCAACGGTATCTTCGTTTAATTCATAAAGACTTGAAAAATAATTGTTTATTTGAACTCTTTTGAAATTTGCTAATTCATCCATCTTTTATACTTTATTTTGTATTATATATTAAATATAATGGTTTTGGTTTAAATTTGTTTCTTAATAGTTTTCAATAATTGGGTTTTATTAAATGGTTTAAATATAAAATCATCCGCTCCCATTTCGAATGCTTTACTCCTATATTCGGATACCGTATATGCTGATTGAATAATAACCTTTATATCTTTATTATAATCCTTTATATCTTTCAATATATCATAACCACTTATATCAGATAATCCCAAATCCAATAAAACCACATCAATTTTTTTACTTTTTATTATATCCATTACACCCAATCTAAAACTTGTAAAAACTTTAGCATTGACAGACATCATATGTAATTTTAATACTTTGTTTATTTCTATATTATCTTCAACAATAAGTATTTTGAGATCTGTGAAATCAAATTTTTGTTCCTCTTCAGATTCTTCAAATATTTGAATTTCAGTATCATCCTTAAATATAAAACCGGTTTCAAAATAAAAACGACTTCCGACACCAATTTCAGATTCTAATTTTATATCCCCAAAACCCATCAAACTTACAAGAGATTTTGAAATAGCTAATCCTAAACCATAACCTCTATTATTTTTGCTTATTCCCGGTTGACTTATTTGGATAAATCTATCAAACAATCTTGGTTTATTCTCTTCGGAAATTCCACAACCAGTATCTTTGACATATATCTGTAATTTGTTATTACATAACATTTTATATCCAAATTTTATATATCCTTTTTTGGTAAATTTAATAGCATTTCCGATTAAATTCATCATTATCTGTTTTAATCTATATTTATCAGCAAGAATAAAAACGTTACTATTTATATCAATATCAATATTTAATTTAATTTTTGATGTTGTTTTTTTCATTTGTTTAGAATATTGAATCTTGAGATCTTGAAAAAATTTGTTTAAATCTATTTCAGATTTTTGTACTTTCATCATCTCTGAATCTATTTTTGATATGTCAATAATATCGTTTATAAGATTTGTCAAAATATCACCATTTTTCATTATTATATCTAAATATTCCAATCTTTGTTCTTTTGTAACACCATTATCTTTTAATAATTCAGAAAATCCTATAATACTGTTTATTGGTGTTCTTAAATCGTGACTCATATTAGCTAAAAAGGCTATTTTCATTTGTTCTGATTTTTCAGCTCTTTCTTTTTGTTTAAGTAGTTCATATTCATGTATTTTACGTTCCGTAATATCTAATCCAAATGATATTATTCCTATAACTTCATTATTTTCTATAACTTCATTATTTTGCCATAAAATATATTTAATTTCACCATGTTTGGTTATTATAGAATTTTCAAATTCATTACTTGACTTTGCATCAGTTAATAAAACACCAAATACCTTTTTAACTTTATCGAGTTCATCTTTTGGTAAAATATTAGTTTCTGTAAACCAATTTTTACCAATAATTTCATTTTTACTATAACTAGTTAATTTTTCAGCTGCATTATTGAATATATTTACATTTCCATTTTTATCAAGTCCAACAATCATGACATTCGCGGTATTTAAAAGGTTTTCCGCAAATTCTTTTGAATTTAAAAGATTTCTTCTTGTATTTGTTTCATTAGTAATATCTCTTACAATAACAACAACTTCATTATCATTATTTTTAACCGTCCTAGAATAATAATGTCTATCACTATTTTTGAATTTTATGGAATATGAATATTCTATTGATTCTCCGGTTTTTATAACTTCTTTTATAATACTTTTAAACTCTTTAATAACATTATCACCAAATGGGAGATCTTCAATTTTAGAATTTATATAAATTAAAGATTGTCCATGTTCAGAAAATATACCTTCACCCGGTTTTATATCTATTATATGTCCATCTGAATCAATTCTGGCAATCATATCAGGTATCACTTCTAATAATGATTTATAATTTTCTATTGTCATAATGATGGAACCAGTTTCTTTCTATATATAAAAATAAAAAATTCAAGATGAATATAGTTGGTATTGATATAAGTAAGAATTCTACTGGTATATCTATAATGAGGAATGAAGAAATAATACTTTTTAATTTTACAACCACAAAAAAAAGTTATGTGTGGATAAAGAAAGTATTGGATAATATAGATTTCGAGTTCATTACTTATACTCATGAAAGTATTAAAAGTTATAGTGAAAAAGAAATTATAAAATTAAGAGAATTTGATAAAGTTTCAGATATTATATTTAATAAAGTATTGGGAAATATTGATAAAACACAAAAAACTTACATATCAATAGAAGGTTATAATTTCGGAAAAAATACTAATTCTATTATAGATATTGTTACCCTATCAACATTAATTCGTAAGAAATTATATGAAGGAATACCAAATCTTGTTGAAATGGTCATCCTATCACCATTAACAGTTAAAAGTAAAACTTGTGAAATGGTTTATGGTTCAACAATTACCGAAACCACTAATAAAAAAGGTGTTAAGAAAATAATCAAGAAAATAAATAAGAGTCCAGACGATATAACAGGAACAAAATTTCAAAAACATGATATGTTAAAAGCAATCATTGATTTAAATGTAGATGTTAAATTAAATCAATTTTTAAAAGATAATAAAGACGAATTATTAAGTTACAAAAATATTCCGAAACCTTTTGATGATTTAATTGACGCGATGTTCATAATGTTAATTTTAAAAGATATGATAATTGAAAAGTCTAAAAAATAAATTAATATATACGAATAAATAATTTTTACTATGAAAATGAAAAAATTTCAAAATTTTTGTAATGAAAATTCTAATAATTGGATTCCACGTAAAACAGAAAATAGTTTAACAAGAGATGGAAGTTTAATATCAATACCTTATGTTATTTTTAACATTGATGGTTGGTATTATGGTGATACTGAAATCAATTGGTCAAGATTAGATTATAGAATGTATAAAGAATACGGAAGAGATTATGGAAAGAAAGATTTCATAGTTATAAATAATTTCACTGGTGAAAAATCAAAGGGAATTTGTACAGATAGTAAAAATGGTGAAAAATTAGAAATTGAAAATTGGGAAGAATTTAAAACAAATGCTCAAATAGCTTATAGAAAGTGGGATGAATTTCTGGGTCTAAAAGCCTATGATACAAGATGGACTGATACCAATTATCAAGTGTTAAACAACGCTAAAGATGATACCACGAAAGATAAAATTTTTCAAAAAGGTATTGATTATATAAAGAAATAAAGAAAAATGACCAACCCATATACCAACCCGTACGATTCATACAACAACATGACAGATGTTGCTTTTATACCTAAGTATAATTGGACATTAAATGAAAGAAATATAATTACAGAAGCACAACTTAATGATGATTTGGTTCCGGGGTTTCCTATTAACAAACTATTGAAATTTACACCACAAATGGAAAATAAATTGGAACCATTGTTAATTAAAGCGATTCAGTATGGAATGGCGTTAACAATTAGTTATAGGGGTGATAAAGATAAATGGCGTGGTGGTCGTATCAGAACAATATACCCAATGGCACTTGGTATTAATGCAAACACAAAAAATAAACTTCTTAGAACCTTTCATGTCGAAGGTTGGTCTGTTCATAAGAAAAAAGAAGTTAATGACGAATGGAGATTAATGAAAACGGTAAATATTTTATCTATTATGTTTACTGGGAATTTTTATCGTATGGCACCTGCTGGTTATCGTTTGAATGATAGAGTTATGACAGAAAGAATGATTTGTCAAGCTGATTTTTCTACAATTAGAAGAAATCAACAATCATTATTAAATGAAGGTAAAATTGAACAAGTTGTAGAAAGACAAGATAAAAAATTACAAGCTCTTAACCTTAACAGATCTTTGGATTTGAAAAAACCATTCGAAGGTTTCGAAAAGAAAGATATTGATAAAATAGAAATAACAGTTTTGAAATCGATATTAACAAAATCTGAAAACAATTATATTGCAATTGTTGGTGTTAGAGGTATTAGAAATCATAGAGTTAGAGTATTCACAAAAGAAAGTGGTGGATCAAGAGAGTTGGGTAATTATATGGTTGTTAGATACTTAACAAAGAGTCCAAACAATCCGACATTTTTAATAGAAACATCAGTACAAGCTCAAGACCAAGTTGAAAGACCGTGTACAATGATTGATGGTAAAGCTGAATTTCCGATGTTTAAATTTGAAGGTTTTATAAGATGAAAACATTCGAAAAATTTATTAATGAATCTAAAAATTTTAATTTATATCATTGGGTTAGTACAAATAAAATGATTGAAATTATAAATGATAATACTTTATATGCTAAATTCAAACATACTATAAACAATAAAGAGATTTATGGTAATTCATTATCAAGAAATAAAAAATTAAAAATTAATTATTCATATATTAGATTAACATTAGATCAAGAAAAATTAAATAATAATTACAAAATTATACCTTTAGATGGCGAAATTATTCATAGACGAATAAATATAACAGATGATTATGAACTACTACTACACTAAAGATGTAGTAGTTTCGGGATCAAAAATGATCCTTCTTTTTAAACGCTTCATAGCTTATGCCACAAGTGGTCTTATTTTTGCTCCACGTTCGTAATCGTCAGTTCCTGACGATCGGTCTTAAAAAAACCGATAATGTTGTTTATTGTTTTTGCATTGGCACATCCTGTCTTTCAAGGGTAGGCATAGCAGCATCGTTTTAACGATGTTAAAATTAAAGTCATTAATGCTTGGTTTTCGCTGACTACTTTTTTATGATTTTACCTAGATTAATAAGTTGTTAATCTAGAACCATATAATCATTACATCAAAGAACTATTTAAAACTATTTCTAGTTAAATGTATATATTAATTTAAAAATATCATTTTTTGTCAAATTCATTTGACGGGTCATTATAAATAAATATAGAGATAGAAATCCCAAAAAAAGAAATGTTTTTGGTGATCAACCAATATCTAAAAATTTTGATGAAGATAGATTTGATGAAGAATTTTTAATTGGTGATATAAAAAATATCAATAAATATATAAAAGAAATTTTAATTATTAAACCAGAATGGTATTCAGAAGATTTTGATTTGAAACTAATTAATAAAATTAAAGAATATTGTAATTTCAACAATATTTTATTTTTAAAATGAATCTCAAAAGAAATCTACGACATCTTTAGTGTCGTAGATGAATTTTGATGAAAATGGAGAAAAAGGACTTTAATTATTTAATATATAGAATTATCTGAAATTCAAAATAAAATGTTG